CACTATCTAATAGATAACGGTTTGTAATATTTGAGTCTCCATCAAAAAATGCATTAATAACACCACTAATTTTGGTTTCTTTAAACTCTACTGATTCATTTAATTTAAATCTTAATTCATTTAAATAAATGAATTCTAAGTTTAAACTATCAAACTTACTTACAAAAATACCAATAGCACCACTTTCCTTTCCAATAAATTCTTCACCAACTATTAAGTCATCAACTCTTCCAGTTGGACCATTTAGATTGAATAATGATATTCTTGGTAACTTTGGATTTGTAGTATCAGATGATTCAAAAATACCATAAACTTTAGTTACATCTGGAACTAAAAGGCACAATTCTTTATCTTGTACACGTAGACCATATCCATAACTTCCATATGATAAACCATCATTTAAAGTAGTGGATCCAATTCCAGATTGTGCAAATTTAGATTTATCAATAATTATAGAGTTTACTCTATTTACATTTTTTACTTTATTTTTGATGTTTATTTTTTCTAATGTTGCTATTAGTCTTGCTGATCCAACACCATTTAATCCAAAAATTCTAATTTCTCTATTTCCATTAGTGTATCTGAATTTATCTGGAGTCAATGGCTCAATATATCCAGAAGAATTAACTAAAACATATCTTTCTTCATCAAATGGTAAGAAGAATTCGTCCTCATCTGCTTGAATAGTATTAGTTGTATTTGCTGTAATAGTTACATTAAATTCTTTTCTAATTGTTAAATTAGAATTTGTGAGACTAACATTAGATATCCACTTTTTTGGTAATGGTGTATATAATGTATTATCAGATGATGATTGGAATTTGGATTTTAAAATAGAAAAATCTACAGGAGTAATTTGGGATGTTGGTAATCCACCATCACAAATATTGGATACTGTAGTAATTCCAGAGATTATTATATTATAATCATCAATTACACTTTCAATTCTAGCAAAAGTTTTTAATTGTGAATTATTAATTCCTGGGTTTGTAAATGAAACCAAGTCTCCAGGTTTCACGACATTTAAAAATACCAAGTCATTTGATGTTACTGTACAAATTCCTGGTGCAGTACCAGATTTTGGTGTTATTATAACTTGACCATATGAAGCTTTTAATTGTGGTTTAACATCAGAATTAAAAGTTACACCAGAACCAACCAAAGAATATAAAGATTTTACATCATCAATACTATACGCAGTAATTGCGGTTGCAACTCTATTACCCTCTAATCCATTAAATACTAATTTTTCACCAAAAATGAAGTTACCTTGTCCATTATATGCAGTTACAATTCCAGTAGTGGTGTTATATCTTAAATATGCGGTAGCACCACTAGATTTTCCTTCAATGAAAGTTGGTGTTGATAATGTTATTGGTTCATTTAATGTAATTTCAGTATAAGTTTGTATATCATAAAGTGCAATATCCCATTCATTTAAATTTTGATCAATTGAAGAATATGAACCAGATTCTAAAGCATAATCATATACTCTAGCAACTCCAATCTCTTTACCTGAAGAGATTGAATGTGCAGCACCTATCCTTCTATCTCTTAAACTAATTGTAGTATCAGTTCCAAAACCAATCTTTGGTGCTCCAAAAACTCTATTTAAAGTTAAAGTTGGTCCAGTAATAAAGTTTATTTTTTGATTTTCTAAAGTTTTTGTAGTTCTTGTTTTTTCAAAGTCTAAAAAAGTAACTCCTTTTACGTTTACTTCGTAACCTTTAATAAATGCTTTTCCTGGTGATATTTTATAAACACCTAAATTCGAACTAGGTGTTAAACTTCCATAAGTTAATTGATTGGAATTAAAAATACCATTATTACCTTTTCCATCATTTAAAGATTCTCTAGAAACTATTGAAAATGGTTTTACATAAAAATCCCCAGACTGATCAAATGTTCTTCTTGCAAGTTCATCTACTATTACATTATATTCTGGTGTTTCATTAATATGAGAAACAAATCCGTTTCTTACTATTAAAATTTCTATGAAATTTTCGTTTTTCTCTGAATCTAAAGGTTTTTTTGCTAAAGTTGCCGTTATCTTTAATCTATCTGCTCCTGGTGCAGCATAGTTATTAAATCCTTTAGCATTATCATTCAGCGATTGATCTTGTGAAGAGGTTACTACTTCTTCTAAGATTTCAAATCCAACTCTATATGAAGGATTGTTTGCATGGGGATCTAATACTAATACTTGTTCATTAACTTTAACGAAAGAACCTCTAAGAAAATAAATTCCTTCTGACAAAAATACAGCAGATCCAGTGCTAGTACAATCTGTAGGTGCAGCAATAGCAAATCCTTGACCAGATTGGAAATTTAAATTATTTAATACTAAATTTTCTTGTAGTAATAATGTTTCTCCATTATCAAATGACTGCTTTTCATCAGTTCCAGCACTGAGATAATTTATGTAAATTGTATGATAACCTCTATCTGAAAATTCTGGTCCTAATATTAAAATTATTTTTGCGTTTACGTTAGAATTTTCACCCTTTATTATTTTTCCTAGTAATTGCTGTGCATAACTAGCAAAAGGAATACCAAGATATTCCGACTCAACTTCTACCGCAAAGAGAGTATTATTATAGTTAATTTGACCAGGTATTACAACAGACCCTTCTTTAAATAAATGATTACCTACCTGTTCAATCTGATTTTGTAATACTGATTGTAAAGATGTTAATTCTCTTGCCTGTACAGGTAATCCTGGTTTAAAAAGAACTTGATAATATTGTTTTTCTAAATCAAAATCATCAAAATATGGAGATACATTTAAATTAGTTTCTTTTGGCATGGTCTGTTAGAATTGCAACACTACTTTAATATCTTCTCTTTGGTTTATAGATCTTGTTATGGAAGGTCTATTGTCAACATAAAGAATATTTCCAGAATATTTTTGAACCTCTGGATTTGATATCCCATCAATAAAAGTTTGACCCAAATAATATGTTTTATTATTTATGACAGTACTTATACCAGGATTGTTTTCTGATCCAAATCCAGAATCTATATACAAATCTTTATTGCCACCAACAATTCTTAATGACCCAGAACCAGAAACATTTGCAGTAAAACGATTTATTTGAAATCCATATCTTGGAGACTGATTTTGGGTTCCATCAGTATTAAATCCAACCATAGATCTATCTTGCCAATATCTCAAAACACCAGTTGCTTGGTCGTAAGATATAACTTTTCCAACAGCAGTTACACCAGTTCCAATTGTTTGAGTTATAACAGCGTTAGGTTGAAAAGTTGTTATTTTATAGTCATCAGTGTTTGGACTTAATCCCTTTAACATTAAAGCATAAACACTACTGGCTCTATCGTCAGATAAAATAGTATTTGATTCAAATGAATTTGGATTTTCTACTATACCAATTCTAGCAATTTTAGTTCCAGTAACAAAATCTGGATTTTGATCATTATTTTCTATTCTAGAATAGATTAAAACATTTGTAGATCCAAGTTCTTTATAAACATCATAACCATGGCCATTATTCGGTGGAATAATGACATCAAATGTTGGAGTAGTATTGCCTAATGGAACATTGCCACCAATTAAATCAACTGATCCATAAGTATATCCAGTTCCACCATTAGTAATAGTAATTGATTCTACCTTAGAATCATTATTTACTACTATTGTTGCTTCTGCACCAAATCCATCTCCCTTTATAGGAACTCTAGAATATGTAGTATTTGGGGGTCCAACTAAAAATCCTCTATTAGTAATAGTAGCAATTTTTATTTGACCACTACTTAAAGCATTATTTCTTACTGAAGCATAATCGCTATTTGATTCCCAGTCTACTGGTAATGGTATAAAATTAATAGAATCAAATTTAATTACATCACTTGGACTAATTGTAAATAAGTATTTCCAAATATAACCATCACCACTAATACCAGCAGATCTTGGTTCCAAATCTGTAAATTTTGGCTCATCCAATGAAGGTCTTCCATTTGGATTTTCTGGATCTACTCCGTTATTTAAACAAATATAAACTCTATATTCACTATTAACTACATAAAAATTTGAAGAATATAAACTAGTTTTATTCGATGGTCTAGAAAGATTAGTTCTTGTTATATCGTGACGATACATATCATAAATTGTAGCAGAAACCCAAGGGATTCTTCTAACAACGGGCCTTACATCATCGACCCCAATTTTTTTTAATGCTATGACACTATCCCAATAGTCATTTTGTTCATTAAAACTATCTTTTGGTGGTGGTGGATATGAATCCCAAGTAGAACTTATTTCCGACGCATTAGGTAGACCAATAAATGTATAATATGAATTATCACTAGATCTAATTTCATTTATAAATGATCTAGCATTTTTAATTCTCAATTGATCAGTTATAATTGCAGACATTGCCTATTAGCTTATTTTGTTCTATTTATTAAACAATGTACCCAAGATATTTTAATGGGAATGCTCTTCTTACTATTGGATTTGATGATAATCCAACAAATTGATTTGTTTGAGTATTAAATTCAATTGGTCTTGTTCTAATTGGAGTATCTATTCTACCCCAACTATAATTTCCATAGAATGCTGTAGAAGCTATTCCAGTAAGACCATTATAATTGGAAATTTTTGTTACTACTCTAACAACACTGGTGGTTATTCCATCAGAAGGAATGTATCTATTAACTAAAGATGTTGATATAACTTCATATACATTATCTAAACATGTTGAACCAATTCCCAATATATTATTTGAAGATGTTAGAGATACAGATGAATTCCCTATAGATGAATCTGTAACAACAAAATATTGTCCTGTTTGAATACCAGAAGTAAATATAGAATAATCTCTTCTTAAAACTGAATTTAGTGGAATATAAAAATCAAATTGTACTCCTGTAGTAATACCAACATTTGTTGTTCCAATACCAACTATATTTCCATAGTCTCCAGAATAAGTAACTGAGAATATAGATTCATTTTTTCTAGCTGGAGGTGATATTAAAACAACTGGAGGTTTAATAGCAGACACCGTAAATTCCATAGGATTGGTCAAAGCATATTTTCTTTGTGTTGATGCCAATCCAACATTATCAAAGGTATCTATAAATAATTGATCTCCAAGCTGATAATTATATCCACCATCAGTTATTTCTAGTGTCGTAATATTATAAGTAAATGGATTTAAAGTGATGGTAGCAGTAGCATTAACACCAATTCCAGTTTTTGATTTTAATTTAGCTTTAATAAACTTGTTAGTTAAAGCATCAATTCTTGGGAATCCTAGACCTTGTGCTGAAATTGATAATGCTTCTACTGGACCATAAACATATCCAGTTCCAGCAAAACTAACTTGAATTGATGTAACTATTCCACTAGGAGAAATTGATGCAATTCCAGTAGCAGGCGAAGATACTGATGTAGCATATCCAGGAGACTGTATAGTTACTGTTGGTGCAATAGTATATCCAAATCCAGGATTTGTTACTGATATTGAAGATACAGTTCCTCCTACAGAAATTATAGATTCTGCAGTAGCAGTAATCAAATCTTCTTGAGAGACTAACTCTATTGTAGTTTTCTCATCAATTGCTATACCTTCTAGAGGATAATCAAAAAATGGTCTTAGTGAAGATACAAAAATTGCAGTTGATCCTAATCCAACATTATGTAAAATATTTGTTGTTGGTATAATTGCAGGTTCATAATAAATTCTATCTTTTGCTACTTCATTTTCGTCAATTATTTTATCTACTGTTTGTTTACACCAACTGATTGGTCTTTCATATAATTCATCAGATACAACACCTTGACCAGCATAGTTGTTAGTAATAATTGTATCTGCTGCACTTATATCAATTACTAATCTTTCATCTTGATTTAAAGTTTCATCTGTATCATTATAAAGTTGAACTTCATCACCAATTTTAACTGTAGGTAAAACGTCTACCTGTTTAACGTCAATAGTTTGTGTTCCAGTATAAATTAATAATTTACATCTATCACCTCTCGTTGAAATTCCAGAAACTCCCCCTCTAGGTGCTTCACTAAATCTTAAAACGCTACCCCCAGTGAAGGTATATCCTTCTCCAGGAGTTTGTAAAATATCATTTACAAATACTAAAAGATTAGACTGTAGATCGATGCCAGAGTTTTGTCTTGCGAAGAATGATATTCTTTCACCATTAATACTTAATGGGAATAATCTTCTTCTTCCATTAAAGAATTGGTCAATATTATCTAATACTAGGAAATCACCAACATTCCATCCAGAAAACTTAGATCTATATGTAGAATCTACCAATACTTTAAACTGATTAAATGGTAATCCAGGAGATGATGGTATTCCCGTTAAACCACCTACAGGGATTGTTAAAATATCTCCTTGCCCATAAGCATATCCATAATTCTTAAATTCAAAATTAATTACACTAGATCCCTGTCCAACTACAACATCGACAACAGCACCAGTTCCAATTCCATTTGGTGGAGAATCTGAAGAATAAATTAATGGTATATTAGAATAACTTAATGGATCATCAAAAATAACCTCTGGTGGGTTTGATGAAGTAAATCCACTTCCTGGATTTGTAATTACAACAGGACCAATAACATTACCATTAAATACTGTTGCGTATCCAACAAAAGTTATATTTGGTATTCCAGAACTATAAGTTTGAACTCCGATGTTTACTAATGTTTGAATTCCAACTCTATATCCAGATCCAGAATTTCCTATGGATATTGATTGAATAGTACCAGCAACTGAAACTGTAGCAGTTCCGCCAGCAGATACTAATGGTTGGTATCCAAATCCATTACTAGATCCAACTGAAACAATTACACCACCTTTTGGAACTCTATTAACATTAATATCACTAGTTAAATCATAATCAGCAATATTTCCAGTGAAACCAAGAGTTGAGACTCCTGCAGATTCTTCAATCTTATAATCTCCGAGAATATTAGTTAAAACATTACCAAGTCTTTGTGGTCCTTGGAATATATCGTCAATGAGTATGATTGCATTACCAGCAGTCAATCCATCAACATCTAATTTATTTTGCTTTAAAGTGAATTGTGTAGTAATTCCATTAAATTGGTCCGATAAATCATCAAAAATATAATTGGTTTCATATGCTCTTACAAAGCTTGTTGTAAATGCTTGATTTAATGCAGATCTGATAAATACTCTTCCACTAAATCTACTACTTGTTGTTAATCCAGCATAGTCCACCTCACCAGAAGATGATGCAGTAGTGCCAAATCCAATTGGAAGATTACCCCACATTGGTTCAATAAAATTAATTGTGTTATCAATAATATTGTAAGTTCCAGATAATTTTACTATCTGATCATTAGAATTATGTGAAGACTCTACAGTTCCCATCCATGATCTAAATACCGTAAATGTAGTTGATGCTGAACTCACTGCAGAAATTTTCATAATCTCATCATTCACTTGAATTAGATCACCACCAAAGAAGGATGAAATTCCAGAAACATTGATAATAGTTGAACCTATACCCACAGAACTTGCTAAGGAAGAAGTTACTGCGGTAGATACTATTGGTGTTTGTATAGTACCATTAATCGTAATTAATGCCTTTGTATTTTGAATCTTAGATTTGAATATATGAGTACTTCCAATACCAACAGAAGTTAAATTAATAGATTCTGGGTTGAATAGTAGGGCATTTTCAGGAGAAGATGCAAATCTAATTCTTTGATTATCTACTTTAATTACATAAATTGAAGGTGGTAATTTAGTAGTAGTTCCAATACCAGTTATTACAGTTGGTACTATTTCTATTGCATTATTAAAATCATTATCTGGTGGAATATATTCAATCTCTTCTCCAGAGACAAAGTAATGATTAATTAAATTAATGCTAGCATCTGCTAGATCTACAATATTTGGATCACTACCATTAAATTCTACTTTGAATATTGGATAATTATTACTGTATAGATTAAAACTACGCTGGTCATTATTAAATTGACTACTAATATCATCAATTTTTAATACTCTATTACCAATAAATTCTTGATATCTCTGTAAGAATGGTAGTCTAAATATAATCTCATTTGAGACTAAAGTTTCATCTATCAAAATACTCTTTTCTCTAGCAACGTCAAAATCTTTAACACAATTTAGGTCAACGACTTCAACTAAATCCGAAATCGCAATCAAAGCACCAAAGTCTTGAGATGTGCTTATTCCAACTTCATCAACATTAAATGATTCTATTGACAACTCACCAAATTTTTTGAATCCTGCTGTATGATTTAGATTACTTACTAAAGGATTCCATACTTCATAACTAACTGGACTCTTTAATGCATAAGAGAAATATTGGTAGTAATCATTATCATGAATTCTTTGTAATCCATTGCTTAAATAACCAGTTTCTTTTTGCCATCCCTTTCTGGTAATACTATTTGATTTAACATCAAATATTCCTTCAGCACCTTCTACAGATGATATAACTCCTTTATTTCCAGATGAAGATCCCACAATCAAATCATTTACTTTAAAAGTATATTTTGTTCTAACTTTTAAATATTCATTTGCTTGATCATAATTTTGAACAATGCCAATAGCACCAGAATCTGTAGTAACAATTTCTCCAGATCTAAAAGAATCTTTCTCTAATTTAATATCAAAACTTGGGAAATATCTTTCTGGGGTAACAGCACCAAATGATTCAAAAGAATCATATATTCCAGGACTTTGGTTTGGTCCTAGTAAATTCTGTAAACTATAAACAATATATGGATCTTCTTCAACTCCAATATTTGCATCAGCCGCTATTATTTCAAATAATACATATCCATAATTTGCCGAATTAAATCCTCTTCCACCTTCTACCAAATCAATATTAGTATTTTCAACAATAACCTTTTCACCAACAATAAATGGGAATTGATCTTCTGAAGTGTAACTAATACCTAATCCAACAGTAACTTGTTTGTTAGTACTATTATATGTAATATTACTTATTCTTGTTCCATTTGGATTATTGATTGGGATAATTACTGGTTTTACGTTATATAAACCTGTGGTATTTCTAACAATAGTTACTTCAATATCACCAATATCATATCTCAAATCTACTTCATCATTAACTCTTCCAGTAAATCCGTCTAAAACTAATAGTTGAGGAGGAACAAAATAATTTACACCTGGAGAAATTATTTTTATTTCTTTAAATTTCGATAAAGGTTCAATTTTAAATACATTTGGGAATTTTGCATATGGTCTTAAAGTATAGTCAACTGGATAATCAAATCCAATGTCTCTTATCTCAACATCCGATACTTTACCTAGAGTTTTACTTGCTGGTAAGAAGATAGCATTTGTACCCAATCCACTACTAATGTTTGCAACACTTGGTAATTTTCTATATCCTCTTCCTTTAGAACTGAGGTTCGTTGTATATACTGGACCTATAGCAGATGAAGAATTTGTAGAATATGTCGTAATACCTTCAGAAACAGTATATCCAGATTTTTCTGGTGTGTTTATTAATGAATATCTAAATGTATTAGTGGTTACTCCAGTAATAGTGGTCCTCTTACTGAATTCACTATTTACAATACTAAATTTATTATTATTTTTTATATTAAAATTATCTGCAAGATATTCTAATTTTGCTGCAGATGCTCCGTCATAGTTAATTGGGGTTAAGTTATAATATAAATTTTTTGGAGTATTTTCATCTATAATTAATGTTACTCTTCCCCCTTCAATTCCAATAGTTCCTGATTTGGAGACATTAAATTGCCCTAAATTGCTTAAAGTACTGAAAAACTTATTTTTAAATTGACTGTCAGTGTAAAGATTGAAATCAAAAGAAGACACACCATTAATTGATAATGATTGATCAGATAGATCAAATATAACAGTCGAATTTGCTATTGCTTTTATTTCTGGATTAATCGGAGTTAATGTTCCAAATGATGCCGAAGTGATATTTACAAATTCAACTTCAGATGAAGATGATATTGTTGAATAATAATTATTTGATAATTTTAAAGAATTTTCGCTAATGGGAATCACATAATATATTTGAGCGTTATTTAATCCACCAGATGGAGTCTGTGAATTGTGAATTACTTTAGATCCCAATTCAAATCCATGATTTGCTATAGTTATTAAGTTTTCTACAGAGTCAACATTTAATGCTGTAAATGATCTTGGATTTACCAACATTCTTCTGTTTAAATCATCATAACTGATATAAACAGTAGTTTGAATTCCTGAAATTATATTAATGTCAACTATATCAGATACCCTTAATCCATGTTCCCTATCTGTAGTTACTACGGCATCTTTTTTGTAAATATCTCCAGAAATAGTATCTTGGTAATTTGTAACAAAACTGTGATCTAAACCAGTACCATATCCAGAAAATGTTAAAATATTTCCTAGTGCAGTAGTTCCAATTCCAACATAAGATCCAGTAGTACCTAGACCAACTTTTATAGTGGATATTCCAATAAAGGTATCCGAATATCTTACTGCATACACTTCACTATTATTTGGAAGCGGGAATGTTGTAGTAGCAAATGAAACCTGGATGGAACTATTTCCGTTATTTTTATAAGTTAAAGTATCACCAGTATTCAAATTATGCCCAGGTAAGTAAATTGAATTTTGTGGAATGATTACTTCTTTAATACCAAATCCTGGATTTGAAAAATAAGTTGTTCCAACTTCATTCGCGGATCTTAATACAATAGACGATTCAGTTTTGATATGAGGAGTTAATACTGTTCCCGATTCTATCTGTGCCCCCCAAACATAAAATGTAGACTCTGGTATTGTATACCCTTCTGGTCCCCAACCACCAACAAAGAAATTATGTGGTCCTGCATTTGCTGAACCAGATACTGAATATCTTTTCCATGAACTACTTAATACTATTTGTTGTGCGATAAAATTAGATCCATCTTCAACAATCAAATAAACTATTTCTCCACCAAATTGTCCCTTTAAAAATGCTGATATTGTATAATTATTTGTAGCTAAAGTTACAGGTCCATTTAATATACCAGATATTTCTGTTGCAGTTACAATACCAACTTGAACTTTTGCTGCAGAAAAAGTATTATTTGGTGCTTGTTGATCATAATAATTTACTGTGATTGTAGTTCCAGATCCTACTACATATGTTGACCAAGCAGAAAAATCTACTGGATTTGAATATGTTAAAATGTTTTCACTTGGAATTGAAATAGATTCTGCTGGATAAAAATAAATTTCTTTATTTAATTTGTAATTTGTTATATTAGTGAGACCAACATTAACAAAAAACTTTCTTGGGAATTCTTTAACAACTATTCCTTGAGAATGTGCTACCCCAATTGTTGAATTATATGCTCTTCTAATTTTTATTCTAGAACTATTAGTATCAACTGATAATACTTTAACCTGCTCAGTGCCAATTCCCAATATGTCATTTATATTGAGATCAGGAATAGTTAATGATCCAATAACATTGATATAAGTAACTATTCCAGTTATTGAGGAATCTGCAATATTTTCAGTTAATGTTAATTGATTTGTGGATATACCAACCTTATAAACTCCATCAAATTGACTATTTAAATTTGAAAGATTCTGTATTTTGATTAAATCCGATGCCGTTAAATTGTGTGGTGCTGTTGCAAATCCAATAAAAGTTCCACTATTATTGTATGGAATAAGTTCAACGTTATCAACTTTAGAAGATGTGTATACTATATTACGAACAGATCTTCCAGAAATTTCTTTGATGGATGCATATGCACCAGAACCACTGGTTCCCTGATTGTTGAAGAAAATATTATCATTAATGGAATAATTATCACCAAAATTAACAACCTTTAATTCATTAACAAATCCAGGAACCGCAGAAGAAACTATAGGATAACTTTGTACAAATTTATCTGGTTGAATTACACCATCATAGTAACTATTATTTAAAAGTATTGAATATGGAGTTGTATTTCTTAACCATTTTGTTTGATTTATATCAATAATATCTTGATTTGATAATTGATCAAAATTAAATCTTACTGGAGTTGATTTGTAATAATTTCCAATAAAATATGGAAATACTGGTTTTAAAAATCCATTAAAAATACCAGAAGAATCTTTTTGTGCATTTATAGTTGAAAAATATGCATATACACCGTTAGGAAACTCTGGGGTCTTACAATATCTTCCATTATAGATGTCTAGATCTCCTTCTCCAGAAAATTCATAGTCTTCAACAAATAAACCAACTGGATAAGATGCTGGTCTGTCTGGCTTTGGTCTAAGTACATATCCAGATACCATCCTCTTTACTATACCACCTTCTCTATCACTATAACCATAGGGACCATAAATTGGATTACCATCATATGCCCATCCTATAATTGGGGAATGATATTTTAATGTTAGATCATCATTTAGCAAGTCATTTCTATAAATTACTGTTCCGTCTTCACCTAAAGATGTTGATAAACTCTTTCTTCTTAACTCTCTAGGAACATATGAATGGCAATATTGCAATCCATATCTCTCATTTTTTCCAAGAGAAAGAAGTCCATCATCAAATCTTATTTGATTTGTGTCTATTAGTCTTTCTACTAAGTTTATTCTCCAGTTTTTTATCTGGGTTTCAAATTTTGCCCCAGATCCAGCAGATAAAACTCTGATGAAAGTATTATTTTTATTATAACCAAAACCAGTATTAATTATTTTTACTTCAATTATTTTACCATCTTTTATAACTGGTGTTAAAATACAACCAACACCGTCACCATCTACAACTAATTCTGGTGGACTATTATAATAAAAACCACGATTATTAATAATTGCATCAATAATTTGCCCAGAGTTTGAAACAATGGGTGTAATTAAAGCAGAATCACCGTTTAATAGTGTAATTGATGGTTGCCTATTGTAGTTTATAATTTCTTGATCACCATAGTTACTTCCTCTATTACTCAATGATATTGAAGCAATACTTCCTCTGAATATTGGTTGTACTTTTGCATTAAAATCTTGTCCAGGGAATGTAGATACACCTACTGGAGATTCTATACTGATAGATATGGGTTTGTATACTAATCTATGAGTTCCAGATCCCTTCGTTGCTAAAGTTGCAAATCTATTTTTACTAAAATAAAAGTCCTCAGAAATAGAAGTTCCAATACCAACTAAAGATAATTTAATATGATCAATATCAATAACTTTTACATAATAATCTGCAGTAGAAGAAAGTCCAGAAATTAAATTATTTGTAGAAGTATAATTTACTATTTCTTTGTCTTTATAACTATGATTTTTTATTGTAATAATATCGGAGTAAATATTTACATCAGATGGGCTAAAAAATAAAGTTTTATTTTGATAATCCTTTCCAGGAGATAAAATGTCTATAGAAGATATCTTTTTCTTTTTTTCAAATGAGTCTATTGTATGTAATCCATCACCATATGTGGCGAAAGATATTGTGTTTACACCACTAATAGAGTCACGTAAATTTGAGTACAATTTAATTGTAAATCTATCAATTACTCCAACATAATAAATTGAATCATTTATCAATCCACCTATTGATGTTTGAATTCCAGATTTATATACTATTCTTTCTGAATTAAAAAATCTATGATCTGTTGTAAATCCTATTGTGTTATTTGATAGATTTACTTGATCATATTGGTCTCCAGCATTAAACTTTACTGAATTTGTAATCGAGATTAAATTTGCCTTAGCAGAAGCACCTGATCCATTTCCACCAATTATAGTTACCTTTGGTTCAGTTGTGTATCCATATCCACCATCAATTATATTAATTTTTTTTAAAGATCCTACAATATTACATACACCAGTTGCACCAAAACCAATAGAATCTTCTATGTGTAAAATAGGTGGATTAATTATATCATAATTTGAATCCCCAGAAGAGGTCACTTTTAAGTCTTCTATTTCACCATAATAAACAAAATCATTAGATTTATAATTTAAAATTTCAACCCCATTCTTTAAAATACCAATTTGTCCAGATTCAGTTTCATAGGTGATTCCTTCATCTACTGTGGGTGATATTTTTCTGACCAATTTTTGAGATTTTGGTCTTAAATTATAAAATCTAGATAATTGTATTTTATTATCACTAATAGTACCAAATAGTGAAATAAAGATATTGTTGTATAAGTTTGATTTGCTAGATGCTAATTTAATAGTATTTTCATTTATTTTTTTTACATAGTAAATACCATCTTCAATGTTGAGTCTATTTAAAGGTCCTTGTGATTTATAGAAAATTGAATCACCAGTATAAAAAGGATGATCACCTAAAACTAAATCTTCACCATTTAATTCACCACCAAATGTTATAGAATAATCCTTTAATGTTAGGGGAACATTATAATAATTTGGTAAAGAAGGAGATGTCACATAAACATCATCTTTATCAATATAGACATTTTGAATATCTGATGATACGGTATTTAATTCAGAATAGTTTATGCAGTTTACTTTTGATATATCTTTAGTAATTGTATATTTTAAAGTCTTATCTACATCTACAGTTAAATTGATATCAATTGTATTTTTATCACTAACAGAAATTACAAAAGCATCTAAAACTACACCAGTATTAGATTTGATAATTGCTGGATCACCAACAGTAAAAATATTTTCATCTTTTGTTACTAATCTAAATCTAGCAGCACCGTTTATTTTATTTGTTAATTGTGTGATACTAACAACATCATAGGTTGGAGTAATATTAAATACCCATTCATTATGTTTAGGAGTATTCCCCAACTTACCCAAAGAAACTAATTGAATTTCGTCATCTTCTCTGTAATAATAAGTTTTTTCTGAGTCGTAATCTAAAGATGAAATAACTCCAGTAATTTTAACTCTAACTTCATTACCAAATCTATCTTTAGCATATGCATAATCTAATGTTTCCAATTTAGTTCCTCTAGGAACAAACGGAAGACCACTACAATTTAAAAATTGAGTTGATGATTTTTCAGAATAATCTACAAGATATTCTAATCCATCTACTATTATTGATAGTGTTCCTGATGGTGGAAACCCTAATGTTGAATCGACATCAATATATGTTTGATTTTCAGTTACATCAGATACAATTATAGTTTTGGGGTGGATTGTAAATTCAAATTCCTCAGTATCTGGGTTATAGTCTAAACTAAGTTGATAGTATTCCTTTGAATTTCTATATATTTTTTCTATTTTTGTTATTGTTCCAGATGCCTTAGTAATAAAATCAGTTTGATCTTGGAAAAGTGTAAGGTTCAATAAATTTTCTGGATTTCCAACATACTGTTCTACGACAAGATCTCTTGTAATTCTGTAATCTGCGTCAGATGGTTGAACAATAAAATCTTTTGGTTTAATAACCTTAACCAATTCTCCATATAAAGATTTAAATAAAATCTCAAATGATGTTATGGCACCTTTAGAAGAATAAAAATCTTTTATTCTTGAAATAAATAACTTCTCATTTATACCTGGATAAAAATCAATATTATCAAATCCTGGCGTATATTGAGATTTAAATTTCTTGAATAGTTCTCTCAGGAAGAAATTTGATAAATTGTATACTACAGATCCAGAAGAGTGTGAATCCGAGTTAGTGATGGAAAAAATTAAACTATCTTTATCAACATCTCTGTAAGAAGTAATTCCACTAAATCCTCTAGAACAATTTACAAAAGTTGTATTTGTCTTGGATTCATATAAAATAACTTCATTATCTATTTGTATAAGACCATAGTTGGATGGGAATCCATCGGTACTTTCTACTGTTATTATATCGTCGTCTTCACCAATAGCATCAGATAATTCAGAATAATAAGTGATTTCTGCAAGATTATCTAATTTTACATATTGATCAATATTATTGAGTAAGTCTAAAGGTGCTCCTTGAGACTCTGAAGATTTGTAGTATTCTGATAATAATTGTTGAAATTCTGGATATGACTCTCTTAGAAATTCTGGGATTTGACCTTCTACGAGATTTCTAATTTTTACGCGGGAATTTAACATATGATTACTACCTTACTAAATCTCCATTTAAATAACTTGATGATACTATATATTGTGATCCTGATATATCTATACCAGAAGAAATGACATCAGAAATCATATTGACTGTGGATGAATTTACATCTAATTGGATATAAAGGTCCTGTTTTCCAATAATATCATTTGATCTTGGTATTGCAGAGAACTGAACAATATTGTCTCCAAATGATTTTTTAACAGTATCAATAATATTGATAGAGTTAATTCTAATCTCTCCTTTTTTATAATCAATATTTCCTACAGATTTTCTTATAATAACTGGTTTTGATTGTCCATCAAATCGGAATAAGAATATATTACCGATTGTCTCAGATTCATTCTGTGGTGGAGTATCCGCAAGATATACAGTTCCAGATATTCCACTTACAGTAAATCCAGAAGATTTTATGTTATAACCAGATCTATTTTTAATATGGAATTCATTACCAAAACATATTTCATATTCAGCAAAAGATCCAATTTGAATCTTCATATCTCTTCTCATTGAAACTCTAGTAATATTAGATGTTATAGCATCACTAGAATCGTCTATTAACTTTAAAAATTTACTGTACTTAAATCTAGAACCATATTTGTTTAATTCACTAGACTTTGAATACTTAATAATATTTGATGTCACCAAAGTCCTAACATCTTCACTGTTCTGAACTAAATTGGTGTTATAATAAACTCTAGCGTCATATTCAATATAAAGATATTTTAAATCAATAAATTCGGGAATTATTCCTGCCACAGAATAATTTCTTAGTTGTATTTTTAAATTATCTTTTACATTATTTGGTACATATGAACCATTTTTTGGTTTAACTGTAATAAAAACCTTACCATATTTTGGAGGATCTAGTTCTTCTCCACCAAAAACAG